TTGAAGCAGGATATGCATCTAAGAATTTATATCTTGTATAAACAGATCCATAATCTTTTTCAAATTTATTGATGTAAATTGTTGAAGCATATTCAGATCTAAATCTAAATCTATGATTGTATGTGGGCAATTCAACAGTACTAGAAGTGGATTCACCAACCATTGGTTCACCAGCAATATAACGAATCCATCCTTCAAAAAATTTTATTTGAGCATGATCATGATTTACATAAAACGTGAGACTTAAACTGTCGTCATATGACTTTCTATATGCAATTTTTTCAGTGACTCCAATATAATCATCTGTTAACTCATGAGTCATTAAAGCAGAACCAGGCAAAGAAGCTTCTGAGCAGGATAAATTTATGATATCTTGAAGATATGCATTCGAGTAAAACTTTTGTGGTGCTTTCCAAGAAGGAGGTTGTATTTCAACCGCATAATGTGAAGTGAGTGAGGGATTAAGCAGTTTTGTTTTAATCTCACTCATGAGTTTAGCGACTGGTGCTGCCATCTAAATACTACTGTTCCCTTTATATTATATGTAGGCATGAGAGAGGAAGGTAAATTCAGGCAAGGACGATTTCATTTACAAAACCCTGAAAAGTACCTTGGAAATGTTAATAATATCATTTATAGAAGTTCATGGGAGTTGAGATTTTTGAGATGGTGCGATCAGAACATCAACATCTTAGAATATGGATCGGAAGAATTCTTCATACCTTACATATCTCCAATTGATAATCGGATTCATCGTTATTATCCAGATTTCATCATTAAAGTTAGACATAAAGATGGATCTATAAAAAGATATGTGATTGAAGTAAAGCCAGATAAACAAACTCGACCACCAAAACAAGGAAAAAGAGTCACCAAGTCGTTCATATATGAAACAAAAACATACGCCATCAATCAAGCAAAGTGGACTGCTGCACAAGAATGGTGTAAAGATAGATTATTAGAATTTAAAGTAATCACAGAAAAAGAATTAGGTATCAAATAAAATGTCAGCAAGATTTGATCTACTATCTAAAAAAATTGATAGAAAATTAGATCCAGACGATATCATGCTTGATATTATGGAAATTTACAATGAGACTGAACTGATACCAGAAGTTGGAAAACATTATACTTTTGTTTACTCTCCAAAAACATCAGACATCATATATGATGAATATCCGTTAGTTGCTGTTTTCTCTGTTGAGAAATGGGGATTCAAAGCTCTCAATTATCATTGGGGTGCAATGAGAAACTATACATGGGTGGAAGTTGCTGGATATTTACACATCATTCCAAGCGAAGATGTTGGAAAACTTCGAGCAGTTCCATATCGTAATTTCAAAACATCACTATAAATAAAACAAAAACCTCATAAAATGGCAGAGAATTTACGATACCCAAAGAGACAACTCAATTCGGGTAATTTTCAGAGTGATTATATACTATTTTCAATCTTCGAATACAATGGCAGTGCGGTCACTATCGCTGATACAGGAGCAGCAGTAACTGCAAGAAAAGGAGCACCAAAAGGAACAATCGCTTTACCAATCCAATCATCAATTTCGGATCAAAACAATGTAGATTGGCAAGAAGATAAATTAGATTTTATTAAATTAGCAGCAGCTGCTGGCGGTTTAGAGTTCATGACAACTGGCGGAGTAGAAAAAAGTGCATCTGATATTTCAGCTGCAATAAAAAAAGCAACTGGTCAGACCAAAGACGGACAAACTCCTGCTGGTAGGTTAGTATCAACAGCACTATTAGAGAATGCTCTTGGTGCAAATTTACGTTCAAGATTTTCAGGAGAAGTTATGAATCCTAACTTAGAACTCCTGTTTAATGGACCAACATTGAGAACTTTTGGTTTTAGTTTTTTTATGTCAGCAAGAAGTCCAGAGGAAGCAACTGAAATTAAAAAAATTATAAACGCTTTTAAGAAAAATATGGCACCAAAAACAACTGAGTCTCTTTTCTTAAAATCTCCAAATATTTTTGAAATAAAGTATATGAATGGAAAAGGGCAAGTCCACAAATCTTTAAATCAAATAAAAATTTGTGCGCTTCAATCTTGCAGTGTTAATTATACCCCAGCAGGAACTTACAGTACGTTTGGAGACACTGATAACACAATGACTGCTTATAGTATGACTCTACAATTTGTAGAACTTGATCCTATCTACGATAAGGATTATGATACTCATCCAATAGGTTACTAAGATGGCATACTACTTTCGATCAATTCCAGATATTGAGTATGTCAATCGTTTTCCGAATGCAAAACTATCGGAATATATTCGTTCAAAAAATATTTTTACAAGAGTCAAAATAAGAGATGAAATCTTTCAAAATATGATGTACTTTACTAAGTACAGTATTATTGGTGACGAAAGACCAGATAATGTTGCATACAAATATTATAATGATCCTACTTTTGATTGGATGGTTCTTTTATCCAATAATATCACTAACGTTTATAATGAATGGCCTTTAACTCAACAAGCGTTTGATACATTTCTTCTTGAAAAATATGGAACATATGATAAGATGAACGAAGTTCATCATTATGAGACGGAAGAAGTTTTAAATTCGATCGGGTTAAGAATCTTAGAAAAAGGACTTAGAGTCCCATCAAATTATTCAGTATCATTTTTTGATTCTGGTCTTGGCACTGAGGTTATAAAAACTGGAATTACAAATCCAGTGACTAATCTGGACTATGAAATCAAAAAAGAAGAAACAAAAAGAAATATCTATTTGATTCGAGACACCTATGTAAGTATGATCGTTGATGATCTTGTAAATGCTCTTGAATACAAAGAAGGTTCCACCCAATTTGTGAGTGAAACCTTAAAGAGAGTCGATAATATCAGACTATTTCAGTAATTAACTGTCTGCCAGTTTTTGGAAATAGGAAAGAGTATCGTCGTCATCTTCTTCAACCGCAGAACGAGACAGAGAACTTATTTTTTGACTCAGTTCTTCGGGAAGTTCAGATTCTTCGGAACGATTGAACTTAGGAGTGAAAGACCTTGCTTCAACTTCCTCTTCTTCAACGTCCTCATTGTAGGAACTTGAATTAGAACCCTTTTGACCAAGAACAGCTTTCAGACGTGCTTCAAGTTGCTCATACGTCTTGAATGAAGAAGGAGAAACAAACTCATCGAGTGAGTATTCTTTTTTCCAAAGTGCTTCCAGAGCATCATCATCATCCAGCAGCGGAGAAACACGATCAAACTCAGACTTGTCGTAGTTCCAATAGCCGTCAACCTTTCGGATTTTCAGTTTAAAGTTAGCACCTTGCCAGAAATCAAAAGGATTGATAGGAGTTTCATCTTCAAACTCAGGTTGCATCGATGCCATGATCTTATCAAAGATCTTCTTGCCGTATTTGAAGAGAAATACTTTACCCTCATTTGAAGGATTGGCATTATCTTGCACAACATAGATGTTTGAATAGTAAGACAGTTTACGCTTCTGCTTACGCACAACTTCTTTGTTTGCTTCGCTTCCAGTATTCCAAAGTTCGCGGTTGTATTCACCCACAGGATCCTTCTGACCAATCGTGGTCAGAGAGTTCTCAATATACCAACCACCAGGACCTTGGAAAGCGTGAGAGTATACCTTTGCCCAAGGAAGATCTTCACCCTCAGGTGCAGGCAGGAAATGAATCACAGCATAACCATTACCAGTCTTATCCAGTTCTGGTTTCCAGAGACGCTCATCTGCACCGCTGGTAGTATTGCTCATCTTCTCTACTTCTTTGACCAGTTTCTGAGTCAGATTACCGAGAGAAGATTGTTTTTTAAGAGCAGCAAAAGACATTCGGATTACCTCGTATTTGATGGATTTGGTTTTTGTGTACCCTGTTACTATATCAGGAAACTTCGCCTTTGTCAATCTGACCACGCATGACGCTGATCATTTTACTCATGTTAGCAAAGATCACATTCATGTCAACATTTTCAGGAAGTCCCATCAAAATTGCGGATTCAATAATTTGTTTTTTCATGCGAATCGCTTCTGGATCATCAGAAAGGATTAAACGAGTATACATAATCCTTTGCTTTTCAAGAAGTTCTTCAAGCAAATTCACATGTTTAATTTTATCTTTCGTGGTCATACCAGGAAACTTAAACACACTCTCATAAATTTCTTCTTGAAGTTCCGTAATTTTAGCAATTTCAGCGCGAATTACTGCTGAATCAAAAAAACTCATTTTCCTCCTAGAACAAATTCCTTTAAAATATGAGTATAACGTTGTATATCAATATTTAGAAAGGGTTTATACTTTTTTATTCGTCTTGATACTAAGTTCCAAACAGGATCATCAAGTCTTTTATCATAAACACTCGAAAAATCTAAAATACTATTTAAAATCATAAAAGTTTCAAGTGAAATATTTGATTGTAGATACTCTTTAAGAATCGGTGGATGTCTTCCTCTTTCAATAGCAAACATTTTATCAAAATTCTTAGAGTCAAAAATTGACTCCGATTCTTCCTTAAAAGTATATGCGAGAGATTGAACTCTCTTTCTCCAAGAAACATAATTAGTTTCTCCGTTCTTGATAATTTCACCTATCCACATTCTTTCGGGATCATCGCAAGAAACAAAATTGGCAACAAAAAAGTCTAAAATCTCTCGATCTGGTTTTTGTCTTGATAACTTTTCAAACCAATAGCGATCTCTCCTTTTATAAAAGGATTGAAGAGATGCTCGACTTTTTCCGCAATACTTATGATAGTCGTAATTATCTTTGCAGAAGTGTTGCTTCATGGAAAGATAAGTCTTATAGCAATCAAATGGAGACATTATGAAAAAACTAATAGAGGCAAATTTTTTCTGGGAATTTTTTTCGACCTAAATGGAATTAAAGAGGCAATTTTGCTCGCGAGGACCTCTTCAAGTAGTTAAATCGCATGGCTTCACCACGAATCTTTTCTTTGAGTGGTTTCGAAATCAGTTTAGGAACAGATTCGATGTCCAAACTATTTTGCTCACAAAAATAAACGATAGCATCAATGTATGTCATGTTCTTATCGTTTTGAACAATTTTTTCAATCTCTTGTGCAAATCTAGACGGGCAATAAAACTTGCTCTCTAAAACTTTTTCAAGTTCTTTTTCCATAGGTTTCCAGTTTGTATTCCACAAACTCTCTAATGTACTGAGCGAGTAATTTAATGTATTTGGTTTTATCATATTCTTCATAAACAACGCATTCTCCGTTTTCACATGCCATAAGGATTAAAAGTTTTTTTACTGGTATGTTCGTCAACTCATAGAACATACAGGCATAAGCTGCCGCTTGAACAAAATAATGATCAATCCAATTTCTTGGTTTTGGTTTCTTAGAAGTTTTAAAGTCAATGATTGCTAGTTCACCATTATATTCAGCAATACAATCGACTGTTCCAGCAACTCCAAGTTTTTTACTAAACAAAGACTTTTCAAGAGCATGAATATTATTAATTTTGTTCAATTCCTTTTTTGAAATACGAAAAAGCATTTCTGAAATGGGAAGAACATCAGTTGGCAAATTATCATTCTTTAAATACATCTCAGTAAGTGAGTGCATATCAGTTCCACGACTTGTTGCCTGACGTGTAATTTTGTCTGCTTCTTCTTGACCGATCTTTCTTCGCCACTCAGCAAAGAATTCTCTATTTTTGTGACTCGTAACTGATGTGATTGATACTAAGCGAAGGAGTTCGTTACCATTTGGAATTTTATAGTAACGAACTCCATCGATTGTTTCTCTTTCAAGACTCGGAAGATCACATTCTACATGATTAAATTTCATATTTAAGTAGTTTCGCTTTTGGCAAGAAGATATTCTTTAACAATTCCTGATCTTACAATATCATCAAGATTAAATTCTATTATATCAAAAGAAGGCATTTTACGCAAAATTTTGATGAAGTCAATAATACCGTTTCTCTCATTTGTTTTGATAAGATCACTCTGAGTGGCATCACCGCAGAACATGATCTTACAATTCTCACCAACACGAGTGATAATAGAATCGAGCTCGTGAAAATTCAGATTCTGAAATTCATCGACGAGAATAATTGAACTGTCAATAGTTGTGCCACGAAGAAATGATGTGCTCCAAAACTTGATTGTCTCTTGATTTTTTAGATTACCATAGAGCATTTCAAATTCTGCATCGGATGTCATCTCAAACATGTATTTCACCATGTTTTTGTAAGGAATTTGATAAAGTGAGGACTTGTCTTCATGATCACCAGGAAGAAACCCAATTTCACGAGTAGAAACAAGAGACCTAACAATATAAACTTTTTCGTAAGGTAACGTTTCATCTAAAACATCTGCAATCGCATTGTAAAGAGTGATAAATGTTTTACCAGTTCCTGCTGCTCCATAGGCAACAATATTTTGACCATTTTTGTATGCATCAAACAGTAGTTGTTGATTTTTGGTAATCGGATCAATATCAATGAGGAAATTATGGTTAATTGGTTTTCTTCTCTTCATCTGTTTCGCTGTCATTCCAACGCCAATATTTTCGCTGGAAACACTTGTTTTCCTTCTTGCCATAATTTCTAACCAATTTTCTTGACAGTGGATCCAGGTGCCTTAGATGCCTTTTCGAGGACATCATTCCACCCTGGATTTTTTTGAATCAACTTATCTCTCCACTCTCCAACCTCTCCGACACCTGGAATAGTTGATAGGTCAGACCAATCTCTATCCCAATCAGGATTATCTTTTTTCCACTGGTCCCAATCATGAACACTCAAAACTACTTCTTTGCGTTCACCAGTTTGTTTGTTAAAAACAGGATAAGTTGCCATTCTTTCTTATAATATGTGTGTTTATTTATTAAGTCCACTCAAGTGCTTTTGAAACGGTTGGAAAATGTTCGCAGAAAATTGCTTTGCACATACTAGCAATTTTCATATGCTCCTGTTGTGTTTCATGCCCACTACGAAGGTCAATATATGTTATCCATGACCTGCAAGATCCGCTCATATAGATGCGTGTGGGCGTCGCTAAGGGCAGTACAAACCTTGCACATTCCTTAGCAACTCCCTGAGTCAATAGAAAATTATATACATCTTGAGCATCACGAAACAAATCTTGTATCATTTTATTCATGGCAAATACTTTTTCTTCCTCAAGGTCATCAGTAGAATTTTGACGATTCTTTGTATCCTGACGACGCAACTCTGGAATTGGGATGTCTGCTGCTAAGAGATTAGTATCTGCATAGCGTTGTGAAAATTCTTGGAATGTAAACGAGCGGTGACGTAAGATTTGAGCTGCGATTGCTCTCGATGTCTCAATTTCAAGAGTCATAAAAGATTGTTCAAATACAGACCAGTGCTCATGAACAATACAATATTTGAGTAGACCTTCAAATGAAGGATTGTCTTGATTATTTGGATTAGAAACACGAGCAATATATGCCATGTTTTCCTCAGGATTGGGTGTACATTGCACAAATTTAACACTATTCATTCAACACACCTCACAGTTACTTCTTTTGTATTCCTTACGAATTTTTTTGAGTTGTTTTAATTCTTCTTTGATAAGTTTATAGGCAGCGTCGCTATCAATTTTATCTCCCATTTCCATAGCAATGATTACATCTACTCTGGTTCCAAAATGAGATAGAGCTTTTTCAAAACAGTCTAAATCTTCATACATTTTTTGATCCTCTACACTGTTCAGCAAGAATGTCTATACGAGCATCTAAGGAATTTTCCATTCGATAAAGTTCATTTGTAGTTCCTACATTTTCTCTTTCCAATTTCTCGATTCTATTTTCCAACTCAATGAGTTTTGTATAAACATTAATATCTTCGACTATTGGTTTTTGTGATGGAGAGAAAAACCACCTAATAAGTTTAATCATTCCAACTTTGTTCGTTCAGGTACATTCTAAAATACTTATCGATGTTTGTACAGTCCTTGTTTCCTTGACTGACCCAGAAATCACAAAACTCAAATACTGCTCTACAATGATCATTTAAGTAATGCATCAAAGCTCGTAAACATTCTGCTCTAATTTGCAATCTTTCCTCTGAATATCTCCAATCGTTTATTGTATTTTCGTTTTTTGTATAAAGACTCTCATTGTTAATCGGGTGCGCCATCGTCCTCGTCGTAAGTTGAGTAGTTTGTTTTGAAACCAGGAAGTTTATTTAAATCTACTGACGTTTTATAAGAATCAACATCAGAGTACACCTCAGATTCTAACGCTTCTACGACAGATTTCAATTGTTTTACAATTTCTTTTAGTTTTTGACGATCCATAATAACGCCTCACTCTTATTAGTTATACAAGATGAACGTTAGAGGATTATTATATCTCTACACATATTATATAGGAAGTTTTGTGTGTATTTCCTGATACAATTTTTAAAATTGTTCTGGATTCTCTTCCAATTCTTTTAGAAGTTTACTAATAATCTCTTCCGTCCCATACATTTGCTTTAACTCAAACATTAGAGACTTCATATATTTTTTAAGTTTCTTATACTTTTTGGTTAGTTTTGCAATCTCATCAAAGTCAACGGTGATTTTTGCATCTTTTCCAACTCTTCCCTCATTAGGAACTCCACCAAATCCCGCACTCATCTTGATTTATTTCCTTTACTAATTTTCTTATTAGAACTCCCCCATACTTTTGGATTTACTCTACCTTCAGATTGTTTAAATCCCTTAAATCCTTCTCTATATCTGTCCCAGTAATAATCAAAAATTTCAACTTGTTTATCTGGAATTACTAGGTCATAACACATTCTACCTTCGTCTTCATACCAAACCAGGTAGCAAGTATGTGGCAAATTTCGATCATTTGCCACAGACGGATCACAATCCTGATGCAAAATTTTCAAGTCCTATTCCCCCATTTAATATCTGGATAAGCTTCCTGAACAACTATAAATGAAATATTATACTTATCAGTTAGTTTTTTGTCCTTAACCAGGATAAGGATTTCTGCTTCTTTTGGGTGAAGCATTTCAAGAATGTTAATAAACATCGTCTCTCTTCTGAGACTCGAAAGTTGATCGTTACCGCCTTTTACAAAGTTGAAAAGTTTTGTCCATTCTTTTCTGAGACTTGAACGAAGACGACCCTTTTTATCCTCATTCATTGAAGATGAACTGGACCTATCCAAAGCATCCACTGCAAAGTTAATCTTATCACTCAGACTTCCGCTTTGAGTTGCTCCCTCATTAAAAGTATTATATGGAACTGGACCCTCTGGAATAGCAGAGAGAATACTTTCATCAAAATTCCAAATAAAAAGTGATTTAATAGAATCGTGAGAGTAGTTTTTAAGAACCTCCACCTTTTTGGCATTGCTTCTTTGTTTCGATGCTAATTCAAGCACCTCGTATGCCATTGGATTTTGTGGAAGAATTTTAATAGTTTCAGTCTTCTTC